CCATCAATTTTAAAAAATTTAAAGGGAAATTATGACTGGATTAACTGCGAATTCATTGATGGACACTTAATTGAGGTCCATGTAAGACAAAATCCAGACTTTAGATATGACAATGAAGTTGCAGTTCCAATTTGGGATGATAATTTTCATGAAAATCCTGATTTCATAAGGGATTTGGAGTATGATACCTATGGAAGAAGGGGAATTTATATCAAATAAATAGTTCTTCGGAGAAAAATGGGAGGTTTATGAGAATTGGAGAGATTTTCAATGGGGAATCACCTCCTATTGGAGGTTTATGGTGTAGAGTTTTCTTTATTAAATGATGCAGTAACTCTTGAAGGGGTCATGTTAAAGGGAATTGAACGTGCTGGAATGACAGTTTTGAACACATTCCAGCATTGTTTTTATCCGCAGGGATGCACAATTGTAATTGCACTGTCAGAAAGTCATGTTTCTTGCCACACTTGGCCAGAAAATGGGTGTGTTGCAGTTGATGTATACACTTGTGGACCTGGAAATCCAAAATTAATTGCCCTAGAGTTGTTAAAATATTTTAATTCGGACAATTATAACCTCCGACATTTGCTGCGTTAAATATAGTTAGGGGAGATAGCAACCTCCTACAAAAAAAAGTTCTGTTTTTACCAAAAAACAGGAGCTAAAATGTCTAATTTACCAGTGGATAGAGATAAAAGTTACATGTATAAGATGTGGGGAACCACAAAATTGATAACTGATTATGATTCAACCAAAGATAGAACAATCAAAGAAGTTAATTTCATAAAGCACGACTTAAAAAAACAAACAGAGTTGCATGAAATGATTCGTAATGATGAAGATTATGATGATTGGGAGTATGGAACTGAACCTTCTTATGGTAAAAAATAGTCTAAAAGTCTTATAGATA